ATTGCGCCTAGCGGAGCTCAACAAGTTATGGAATGGATTCGTACACACTATGAATCAGTTAGTGGCAGAGCAGGATACGCAGATTTCTATAAAAGAGATTGCCAGCTTAAAATGCTTGATCCAGTTGGAACTGTTGTAGAATTATGGGATATTAAAGGCGCATTTTTAACTAATGCAAATTTTGGAGATCTTTCTTATGATGGCGAAGAGCCAGCAGACATCTCTCTAACACTTAGATTTGATAACTGTGTACTACAATATTAATATTTAACATCCTGTTTTCGGGTGCGTTTAATAAATATAAATGTACAGTATATGAAATAGGATGTTAAATGTCAAATATAATTAACAGTCAGATTAGTGCAAACATAAGCACTCCTTTAACATTTAAGGAAGAAGAATTTGTTTCACTGACCGACGAAACACTATGCTTAGTAGGCACAGCACAAAAAGGTCCTGCTTTTGTGCCTCAACAAGTAACTGCTTTTAGTAGAAATGATAATATACTAAATACTTGGGAAAATATTTTTGGTGACTTTGAAAGCCAGACAACAAGTTACGGACCCATTACAGCAAGGACTTGGCTTGAAAGTGGTAAAACTCAATTAAGTTACATAAGAGTTTTAGGTGCACCAGATTCTGATAACGTAGGATTTACAATAGGAGACAACATTCTTAGTGGAAGTAGCGTTTATGGAGTCAAAGGAAGTAATCCGTACTCAAATACAGGTGGCGAAAATGGAAGAACTTGCTTTTTAGGAAAGATTGTCAAGAATAAAAATACTGATGGCTGTATTTCTCCACATAACAAATATTTAGAACAATTAAATATAACAAACGCAATTGGCAAAACAGTTTGTTTTGTAACAGATGTTGTTTTAATGACTAGCGGAACTTCTTTATATTTGCAAAACGATAAAATAGATAATATTAATATAATAACAAAAAAGAAAATACTTTCAACAAAAAATAATAGTGAATCTGCTTTTGTAGGCAGCACAGCTTCTAGCTCTTCACTTCCTTTAGTTTACATACAAGGATTAAAAAATAGTTCTAAAAATGTTTTGAATAGTTACTATAGTGATGTTAATAAAAATTTTGAACTAGATGAACTAAATTCAAATTTATCACAAATACTATATCGAGGTCATGTTTCATATGCAAAATTTAGAAATTTAAGTCATCTCGATAATCCTAGCAAAGATGACACATTAAAGCATTTAGTAATGAGTGGATCTTCTGGTTGGAATACTGGAACTCATAATTTTGAAAATTTTAAATCTTCTTTTAAAAAAGCAAAAACGCCTTGGATCGTGTCACAGCCTATTAATAGACAAGGTCTATCTGACTTTGACAAAATTGATGTTTACAAAAAATGTGAAAAATTATTTAGATTTTTTGCATATGATGACGGCATTTCAGGAAATAGATTTAGATTTAAAATAATTCCTAGAAGAACAGGAAACGTAAAAGCAGAAAGCATGGCTGAAAGGTGGTCAATTTTTGATATTGAGCTTTATGAAATAGATAATAATAATTTTATATTATTAGAGAGATTTTCAAACTTAACTTTAAATCCATATGATAAAAACTATATTGCAAGTATAATCGGGACTGAACATACTTTTTATAATATATTGACAAAAAAAATTGAAAGCAAAGGCTTCTATAGAAAGACTAATAATTATGTTTATGTTGAAGTTCACGACAATATTGAAAATGAAGTATATCCAACAAACTTAATACCTTGCGGTTTTATGCCGTACCCAAGACTAGATATTAACAAAAACACAGTAAGTCATGTTACAAATAAAGATGTTAACTCAAATATAATTATTAATGATCTATTTGTATATCAAAATCCACTTAAGTATGTTGCAAATCATTTGTTTGTATATGATGAAAATGAAAGTATTTTTAAGTATAAAAAAAGATACTGGGGAATACTTTTTGATAAAGTTAAAGTTAAAAAAATTGAAAATATCTCTATCGCAGGTCAAAATAAAAATATAATATTTGATTCTTACGCAGAACAGTTAGAAACAGATTACAATAGTTTTATTGATTACACAAAGTATTTTAAAAATGATTATCTAGATGCTTCAAATAATATATGGATTGAAGATTTAGAAGATAACAATATAGACTATTTAAATTCTTTTTTTCATCTAGAAAGAATATTATATCCATACACTGAAACAAATTCTAAATCAATGTGGAATTTTGCTTTTTATCAAAGACGTGGTGAACTCGTAAGTAAAATTACAGATATTGATGATACTATGTACAGGTATGTAAACGTTGATAATCTTCTCTCTTCAAATACATTAGATGATTCAATAAATTCTCGTTTTTTGCATTTTGATTTAATGACTTTTGGCGGTTTTGACGGTCTAGATATATTAGATGATTTCAAAAGAGAACGACACGATTTATCTGTTTTAAGAGAATACGACAAAGAAATTGCAAATAAAACAACAGGTCAAACTTATGATGCGTATAATTTAGCTGCAGATATTGTTTTTAATGACGGAAATATTCGCAGTGATGTTTTTTGTATGCCAGGAATATCTCATATAGATTTGTTAAAGAAGTTAACACAGAAGTCAAACGATGAACAAGTTCTGTTTGTTGCAGATTTTCCTGAGTATGGTTTTAACTCGGCAACAGTAAATGAAAATCATGTTAATTTTGATGGTCTTATTAAAGATCCTTATTTTTATAAAAATGTTAATAATACACCCGACAACTACAATGATGAAAGAGATGATCTTCAATGCTTTATAAATCAAGGTGTTGATAATACTATAAATAAATTTAAAGAAAACTTTCTTATATCAGAATATTCTTTTGTTACTCTTAATTCAATTAGCGCATCTGTAAATGATATCGAAAGAGTACAGATTCCTTCAAGTATATTTGTACTTAATGTGATTGCAACAAAACAGACCAACGAAACACTAGACAGCAGTGAGATAGTTGACCCAGGATTCTTGACATATAATACAGTACTTAATCGTAATTTCATATATAACAATAATAAATTCGATAGTCTTTTACAAGAAATTAAAAAAGGTGATGTTTGCATTAATCCAACAGGTTTAATGTCAACTGGAAATAAATTACAGCTATTATCAGCAAATTCATTAAATAAAAATAATAAAAGTGTTATGAAACTATATCATAATGTTCGAACTAAACAAACAATTATTAGAGAACTGAAAGACTTACTCACAGTTCAACCTATATTTCAAGGAAATAGTATATTGTTCTCAAATGATAGTCAGAGCGGATTTATATTTAATTTAAAAGCTACAGTTGACTTAGCATTAAGAAACTTTTTTGAAAGTTATGTTGAAAGAGGCATTATTAAAAGATTTTCAGTTGATGTTGACGTGGCAAACTTAAACAGTAAGTCTAGAGAGAATATATTAAATAATACAATCCAGGGTACAGTTAGTTTTACACTTTTTGATCCAGGGCCTGAAAGTTTTGTACAATTAGATTTAAATAGTTTAATAAATAATATAAAACAATTTACAGATAGTAATAATATTAATATAATAAATACTACTATATAGTTTTTGGAGTATATTGTAATATGAATAACTTAGATGAGCCAGTAAATCCTGAAAGCATTACAGCTTCTAGCCCTATTAAAAAATCAAACGTAATGCTTGATGACTTTGGCATTGAGATTCCAGTAGAGTCTGTCCCTTTACCTTCAAGAGGTGTTGTATACAAAACTGAAGGTGCTTTGTTTGGTCAAGAAACTCTAGATATTAAACCTATGACAGCCAAAGAAGAAGATATTTTAACATCTAGAGCTTATATTAAAAATGGAACTGTTATTAGTAAATTAATTCAAAGTTGTCTTGTAGATAAAAGCATAGATCCAGACGATCTAATTTCAGGTGATAGAAATGCTCTTCTTATTGCACTTAGAATTACTGGCTATGGAGCAGATTATGAGTTAGAGTTATCTTGCCCAGAATGTGGCAAAACAAATAAAGCCACTTTTGATTTATCTACACTGCCAATTAAGAGATTAGTAGTTGATCCTGTTGAGATTGGTGTAAATGAATTTGAAGTTGTCTTGCCTGTAACAAAAAAAGCAGTTAAAGTTAAGTTTTTAACAGGCAAAGATGAAAGAGAAATGATGATTATCTCTGAGCGTAAGAAGAAGAGTGGATTAAATACAGAGAGCGCAATTACAGATAGATTAAATCGATCAATTCTTGCTGTAGGCGATATTACAGATAAGAATAAGATTTCGATGTTTGTAAGAAACATGCCTGTTAGAGATTCTTTAGCACTTAGGAAGTTTTTGGATAATCATGAGCCTGGAGTTGACATGAATTCACATATGACTTGTACACATTGTCATGAGGAAAGCGAGGTTGACTTACCAATTGGAGCTTCGTTTTTTTGGCCTGACGCCTGAAAATAAAACAATTATTCTCGAACAACTTTATGTGTTAATAAAACACGCAAATTTTACTTATCTTGATGCTTATAAGCTGCCAGTTTGGAAACGTTTGTGGTTTATATATAAACTTAAGGAAGACAACGAAAAAGAAAACGAACGAATAAATAATAATAACACACCAAATTCTTCTAATAGTAATAACAATAGCAACATATTTAGAAAAGGTTTTTAGTCTTTGAGTATGTTAGGAGATTTAAATGGCAACTGAATCAGAAAAGCTAATTGGTGCAATAACGTCACTAGAAAGCACTATAAAATCTTTACCAACAGGTCAAGGACGAAATACTGGTTTTGAAAGTCTTTCAGAAGCACTTACAAGAACTGCAGAAGCTCTAGAGACACATAAGCAAGCCATGCAAGATCAATCTACAATCACAAGAGAACTGATCGATGCTCAAAGCAAGACAGCAGATGATCAAAAAGATTCGGATAAAAAAAATCAATCTCAAACCGGAAAACTTGCAAAAGCTATAGAAGGTTTAAGGAAAGATTTCCCCGAAACCATTTCAGCACTTAAGGGTTTAGGCACAGGCCTTGGTAAGTTGGCTGGTGGCTTAGGTGGAGGCCTAGGTAAAACAATAGGCGGTTTTGGAAATATGATTAAAGGTTTAAAAGGCGTGTTGACAAAATTTCCTATATTTGGGACTGGCTTTAAGATTGCCAAAGAAGTTTTAGGAGGTATGACCAAAGTGTTTAAGATGGGAATAACTCTTGGTACAAAATTTGCTAAAATTATGGTAGGTTTGCCGCTACAAATTGTAGGATCTGTTGCAAAAATAGGACATTCTTTTAGAACTGATATTATTGAAACTGTTGGTAACGCAGTAAGAGGTCTTTCTGAATTTATTGATATCAATGACGGTTTAGGTAAATCTATTAGTGATATGTCTACATCTTCTGCTTTGTCATTTGATAAATTTTTAAATGTTCAAAGTGAATTAGTCCAGCTTTTTGGTTACGGTCCTGGCGGTCTTGCAGCAATGCTTGGTCATGCTGGTCAAGCTCTAAAAGATATGGGGCAATTTGCTGATGTAGCTGGTAATTCAATAACAAAATCAGCAGATAACTTTGTTTATTTTTATAAGGCAACACAAAGTTTAGGAATGGCAGGAGAAGATATTGCTTATATTACGGCAGAGGCTGTAAAAAATGGCGAAAGCATTTACAGTGCAATGGATAGTGTACTTGTTGCAGTCAATACTACAGCAGATTCTTTTGGCTTGGATAGAAAAAAAATGTCTAAAAACTTTTTTGAGTTAAGAAAAGATATAACTAATTTTGGACATCTTTCTAATTCACAGCTTTCAGAAACAACTGCCAAGCTAACACAAATGGGACTTTCAATGAAAGAAGCAGCTGCAGTATTTGGTAAGATTGATACATTTGAATCAGCAGCTCAAACATCTGCAATGCTTTCTCAGACATTTGGTATGAATTTAGATGCCTTAAAACTATTAAGAGCAGAAAAACCTGAAGAAATTATTGAGCAATTTAGAGACGCAATGTTGTCAACTGGCAGATCTTTTGATGATTTAAATCGCCACGAAAAATCTTTAATGGCATCACACACAGGTTTGTCTGCTGAAGCTCTTAAAATGACAATGAATTATCGAAACTTAGGAATGTCATATTCAGATATTCAAAAGAAAATGAAAGAAGATGACCCAACACAACGACAAATAAAAAATCTAGAATTAATGAGCGGATCTTTAAAGAAAATACAAAAAACACTTCAAGGTGATAATATATTTAAAAACTTTACTGATGGCGTTTTGGAAACTATGAAGGCAGCTTCAGGATTATCTCCTATTTTATTAAGAGTTTCAGAAAGATTTGAAGATTTCTTTGTATCAGGTTTAAAAGTATCAGGTAAAGCTAAATCTGCATTAGAAAAAGCTTTCAAACCTTTTGTTGATGTCTTAGAAGATATGGTTGGCGACGGTAAAAATAAAAAAGGTTTGCTTGACGCAAAAAGGTTCAAGAAAACATTTGAATCCTTTGCTACAGGTGTAGGTGGATTTTTAGGCAGAGCTTTTTCAGGAAACGAAAGTGTGCTAGAGCTTCAGGATGAATTTAGAAACTATATTTCTAAAGGAACTGCTTATGATAGTATAATGAGCAAAGGCAACATTGTAGGAGAATTATTTAAGTCAAGCGGAAAATTAATAGGGCAATTTCTAAAAGGTTTTGCAGCACTTGGTCCAGGATTAATTGATGTAGTTGATAAAAGTCTTACAAGTGCTGTTGACTTTTTATTAGGATATCAGTCTGAAAGTGAAGGCAACAATAGCATTACCAGTATTTTGAAGGATATATTTGGTCTAAACAGCGACGACTCAATGGCAATTAGAGAAACATTTA